CACCTAATGTTTAAGATCAGCATTAAGCCTGTTATACCGATTTACCTTAGCAATTAAGTTTGTAAAAGCTAATGCATAAATACATGTACTAAGAGAGATCTATGACAATAAGCCAAAAATACCTAAGATCAGAAACCGGATTTGAAAGCCCGGGATTTGTTGTTGACACTAGCGGCAACATCAATTTTGTTGGCTCATTACGATCAAACGGGCAAACGCTATTAACATCCACATCAATTGCCAGCGGTGTTATCAATAGCAATTTAACCACTGTGGGCACATTGACTGGTCTAACAGTCCAAGGTACTACTAGCATTTCGGCTGGTGTAGTAACAATTAGCTCAACTGGTGCGTTATCGATATCATCGGCATTACGGGGTAACATTAACAACGTAAACGTTGGCACCACAACACCAGGTACTGGAACTTTCACCAATTTGATAGTTACCGGAACACTGACTCTTCCTCAAACATTTTTAACACCGGCACCGGTTACTACCGGCACAATTGATAACTACAATATTGGTCTAACCACCCGAGGATCAGGCGCATTTACTGCATTATCGGCAAACCTATCAGTGACACTAGCACCCACGGTATTGGGAACAATAAACAATGTGTCAATTGGCCAAACAACGGCAAGTACTGGTCGATTTACTACTGTGTCTGTTGTTAATTCTCCTACCGAATTAACACATGCTACAACAAAACAATATGTGGATAATAAAATATCTGCATTTGCAATTGCACTTGGATCATAATAGAGAAATATATGGCAAAACATAGAATACAAAATTACGTTTTTTCACCGGGAGTAGGCAGCGATAGCAATGCCTATCCAAATGCATACACGTTAATTAAAAACAATAGAACATTTATTCAAAAGGAAGCAATTGGATTCATTGCTGCTTCTGTAGTAAGCGACAATGCAACCAATCTGTATCCATTTGCAGTTACACTACTAACTAACAACAAGACTTTTTTACAAGACGAAATTACAGCATGGATTGCTGCACAGGTAGCAGGTAACATTTCACCTTTTGTAGGTTTTACCTACGATTCTGCAAAATGTAAAAGAGATGTTGGCTATGTAATAGATGCATATATTGCTGATGTTAGATACGGTGGAAACGAAAACATTATTCAAGTGGCTAGTCAATATTGGCTAAGTGGCGTCCCGCAAATCGACGGTGACAGGTCTCCTGAAATTGCTGCGCATACTAAATTACGTGATATCATTAATACCAATATTCTTCCAAGATTGTTATATTCATCACAACAAAGTCCGGTACTCAGCAATCAAAATACCTCCGGAACATCGGCTGAAGCTGGTGTGACTACAACCATAACCACGCTGTCTGGTATTCTTACCAATGTAATTGCCAACGGGCTATCAGTTCTACCTACCACAACATTCTCAACAAGAAACTTCCCTAATTATATCTATGACAGCGTAAAATGTGAAAGAGACATTGGCTATGTTGTTGATGCATATTTGAATGATCTTAGATATGGCGGTAATGTAAAAACTAGATTTGTTGCCAGTAGATATTGGGTTAAGGATGTTCCGCAAATTGACGGTGATCGAAAGCCAGAAATTGTAACCCATCAGTTTATTAGAGATTTAATTGTTAATACAATCTTGCCACAGGCAGCATATGGATTACCATACCAGTCACAAATTCCAATTTATACCAACGGCGATAGTACAGTTTCCGGTGAGGCTCCGGCAATAGCAAGAATAACTGAGCTTTCTACCATTATTATTAATGTGATTACAAATGGACTGAGTGTGTTGCCAACAGCAGTTAACGGAGTGACCAGTGTAAAGATTCAAGGTAGATATAGATTAGATGAACTATTGTTGATCACAAACGCAACTAACAATCAAATTATATACAACTTCAGTGACTCTTCTCTCGGAGCAGTAGCAGCAGTTGACACTGCCTATAACAGCAATGGAATTTTATCTGATAATGACTTCCCTACCTTCCTGCAAACAGCTGATTATGTAACTACTATTACACTTAAAGCAAATACATCAACGTGTTTGAAAACTGACGATATTCAAATATTTGTTGAAGCAAATGAAATTCGAACTAGACCATTTGACTTTGGAACAGATGCTATTGAAAGATTGCGTGTAGCACAACCGCAGTCTATGCTTGACGCTGACTTTGAATATGGTCTACAGCCAACCAAGTGGCAGGCAATTGCAGTATCAAGAGGTTATCCTAGCGTTTACGAAGTACCAGGCACGGATACTGGAGTATTTTCAGTTACTACTGATGCTAGTTCTGGAACAGCAGGCGTAGGACAGTCATTAATAACAGTAACTACCGTCGGTCCACACGGATTTGTAATAGGCGACCCTATTACTATTAAAGCATTATTAAATTCTATTAGCGGATTTAGTCGTGCAGAAGGTACATTTATTATTACTGAAGTTCCAACTACTACCACCTTTAGATATTATTCGGTTGCCAAGGTAGGAACAACTAACGGGCAAGTCTTATCGTCAACTTATACGCAATTAAGAAAAGGCGCATTTTACACAGGTGCTAGCATCGGATCTCCATCATTCAGTGTATATTCTAATGGGGCCTCGGGTGCATTTTCAACAAGCCTAATCACAAGTATTGGTGGAGATCAATTGGCCTTTGCCAGCGGAGGAACATTACCGGTCATCGGAGCTCCTATTACTGGCACTGGCATTCCATCAGGCACCCAAGTAACCGGTGTTATCGGAACCGGCGGCGTTGCTACAACCAAGAGTTTGGCTGCAAGCGTATCAGTTGGTGCTACACAATTTGAGCTAACGGACACTACTGGAGTCTCAGAAGGAATGGCCATAAACAACGGGTCAGGAACATCGGTATTTGTAACTAGCATTATTAGCCCTTTAGTTTTGTTAACTGCGCCACTTACTGTAAATAAATCCGGAAGTACGCAAACCTATGTCAATATATCCGGCACAAATTTAACCGGAACAGGAACGGGTGCCCAATTTACAGTAAGTCGAGTTAATGGCGCTTACGCTAATTTAATCATAACAGCACAAGGAACCGGGTACCAAACAGGTAACAAGGTGCGTATCCTTGGCACTGCGCTCGGTGGTGCCAGTCCAGCAAACGATTTAATTGTGATATGCAGCTTGGGACAAACTCAAACCGGTGCATTTATACAAGGTGCAATTTTTTCTGGAACTAGTGTTACTGGCAATAGAAGTTTTCCACAGGTAACTGGCACAGCCAGTGCATCGGGCATTGGCGCAACCTTTAATGTTTCCTACACCGGACTGTCTTACGTTGTAGCCATAAGAGTCACTGCTCCGGATCCTGATACCGGCCTATACGACGAAGGTTGGGGTAGTGGATACGCAGTTGGAGAAACCATAACTATTTCAGGAGCTAATCTAGGCGGAGCAACACCCGCTAATAATCTAGTAATAACAGTTGTTAGTTTGAGGAGTGGTATGTTGCCCGGCAACACACCTTATACAAATGGTGTCAGCAGCGACTTTACTTTTACCGGAACTCCGGCATACAATGCAACATTCACTGGGCTGACATCCACACATGTAACCCCTGCGGGAAGTGGGGCAACATTTAATGTTACTCGTTCTGCTGGTGTATACACTGTTATATCAAATCAACTAGGTTCGGGATACCTAACTGGAGATCGCGTTGTTGTTGCAGGAAGTGTCTTGGGCGGTGTCTCAACGACAAACGATGCTACTGTAAGAATATTAGATGCAGGGGTACAAATTAACAGTATTGAAATTAGCGGTACAGGTGCTGCTGCTGATACTATTGCTTTTTACTCAGCAATATCAATAAGTGATATAACTACAGCAGCAATTCCAGCAAGTACTTCATTAAGCGTATCGGCAATTGCCAGTATACAAATAACATTTAGTACACCACATGGTTTAGTTCCGGGTAATAATATATTAACATCAATATCAAGTACAGGTTCTAATCATGCGCTGGCTGCCGGCCCCTTCTATGTAGAATCAACTCCTACTGCTAGTTCTTTAAGGTATACTGCAAGAGCTGCAGGCGTAGTCGATGCAGGAACTCAATTAGCAGGAGCAGTTTACTCTAGACCTGATAGTTATTTTGTACATAGACCATTTGACGGTGGTGTACAATTAGGAACTGGCGGTCCGCAACATGGTGCCCAGGCAATTCGACAGAGTAAAAAGTATATTCGTTATCAGTCTGGTAAAGGTATTATGTATACCACCGGTGCACTATTTGCACCGAGCTATAATTTGCAAGCACTCACATCTACCGGGACCACAATTGGTTCGTTCATTACAGTTACTACTGATGACGTTGACCATGGATGTCAAGTCGGCGGGGTCATTAAAATCATCGGAGTATCCACTCCTGGTTACAACGGTACATATAATGTAACTGATGTGATCTCTGAACGACAATTTAAAGTTCAAGCAAAAACAGTATTGGGTAACATATACGCAGTACTCAGCACAACGGCTCAGATATCTGTAGATGGATGGCATGGAGCAACTGTACGTGCGGGGACATTTGATGACCAAAACGGAATGTTCTGGCAATACAACGGTAAGGATCTATCAGTTGGACGCAGATCAAGTACTTTTCAATTATCGGGATTTGCTAGTCTTAATCGTGATTCCAATCTTGTTGTCGGAACTAACACTAGATTTAGAGATCAATTAAATGCAGGCGACCGAATTGTTGTCAAGGGCATGACGCATGTGGTCAGTGCAGTGACTAGCGACACACAAATTTCTATTACTCCTGACTTTAGAGGAACCGTCGATGTTACTCAAGTAAAACTGTGCTTAATACAAGACTTTATAACGCCTCAATCAGAATTTAACATGGATCGCATTGACGGAACCGGTCCAAGTGGGTACGACGTTGATGTAACAAAAATGCAGATGATTGGAATCCAGTGGTCGTGGTACGGTGCTGGATTTATTGATTATATGTTAAGAGGATCAGACGGTAACTTTATATTTGTACATAGAATCCGCAACAGCAACGTTAACACTGAAGCATATATGAGAACCGGTAACATGCCCGTTCGATACGAAGTGTTAAACGAAGGCCCTCCGGGCAAGCTGGCAAAATCTATTACCGCAAGTCAAACTACAATTCAATTAGTAGACGCTTCAAAATTTCCAGATGATTCGGGAACTGTAATGATTGATAATGAACTAATTGCATTCACTGGTAAAAGCGGTAATACATTAATTGGCTGTAGTCGTGCAGCACCTTTAATAAATTTCCTCGGTGGCGCACAACGAACATTTAGAGCAGGCGATGCCGCAACCCATGAATACAATACAGGGGTTGTGTTGGTTAGTAATACAATTAGCCCAATTATTAGTCACTGGGGTAGTGCAATAATTACAGATGGTAGATTTGATGAAGATAGAGGCTATATCTTTAACTATGCCGCAACTAATGTTTCTGTAAGCACCACAAAACAAACAGCGTTCTTGATTCGCCTAGCACCTAGTGTGTCTAATGCTATTGTTGGCGATCTAGGAGAAAGAGAGTTGTTGAATCGTGCTCAGATATTACTAAGAGGTATTGAAATTACATCCGATACCGGCACTGGTGGTATTGTTATTGAAGGTGTATTAAACCCACAAAATTATCCTACCAACGTTGCAGCTATTGCATGGAGCGGTCTACAAGGCGCAGCTCAAGGAGGCCAACCTTCATTTACACAAGTTGCCCCTGGCGGTTCTGTGAGCTGGTCAACTGGTGCAACGCAGACCACGGCTGCTGCAACGTCAATTGCATTTCCAACAGGAACTATTACTGCAACTACTGGTCCGTTTGGTGGCGCATCATTACTAAACAACGTTAACTATTTTGGAATCCTTTCAACCGATTATCAAACATATGTATCATCAGGACTTCAAGTAGGCGATTTGATATCAGGAACAGGCATTCCGTCCAATACAACAATTACTGAGATTTCGCCATGGTATAGTAACTATTACTTTATTCGAATAAGCAATAATGCCAACCAGCAAGTAAATGGAAATGCATCACTCACAGTTACTAAACGATACATATTAGCAAATACCTCTCAGATATTTTTCCAGAAAACCAGTTGGGAAAGTGCAGGAGCAACACAGGGAACTGAAGTGTCCGATGCATTATACCCTGCGGGTACTAGGGTATCTGTAGTTGCATTGAGCACATATTTTGCCACCCAATACTATCGAGTAACATTTAGTCAAACATCCAGTGCAACTCTAATTACAGCAGGCACCACAACAATTACATTTAAATTTGGTCAGCCACCTTATGCATTACCCGGGGAAACTATTTTTTCATTCATTTCGGCACCTGGCACCACAGGTTCGCTCGACTTGTCAGATCTAAAAGAATTAACCAGTTCAACACTGGGCGGCCGAGGTACTTACCCGAATGGTCCAGATGTATTGGCCATCAACGTGTACAAGGCATCTGGCACAGCTATACCAAGTAATATTATTCTACGTTGGGGTGAAGCGCAGGCCTAAAGTTGTTTGGCTACGACCAACATGGTATTAATTTTATCGTTAATAACCCGGTTGGTCAGTGTGGTTTTTAAGCCAGTGTGAAGATTTTTAGGTAATTGATCAAAACTTGCCCAGCAGTATGTTGGGCATTTTTCTATTGTGAATTCGGTAGCTACAAGACAAACATATGTAGAAAATTCAAATCCATTATCACTACTAACATACAATTCTAACGGAATTAGTTTAGCAGGTTTGTTGTAATAGAGTTCAATAGTTGGAGCAGCATCCTGTAACACCACATCGTTACGTGTGAATGTAGGCACTGTCCATTTTGTGTCCTCGAGGATGAGCAGGACCTTGGAGGTTTGTTTGGATAAGAATAAGATACCAGCATGTTTTTGCATACTAGTATCTATCCCTTTATGCATCATACGGGGTCAAGAACGAATCGCCAGTATCCGCCGGCATATTCGCCTTCGAAACTCTTGACCCACTGCTCTCCATCCCATTTGTATTGTATACCTGTTTTTACATTTGTGGTATAGATCGGATTAACCACTGCTCCTGGTGTAAATACCACATTCCACTTGGAACCATTCCATTCAATTACAGAATTAGCAGCAACCACAGTGTCAGTCATGTCAAGATTTTTCCAAGCATCTGGGCCGTCATAACCTGTCATGGTTTTAATTGTTACTTTGGCATTCTGAACCGCAGTGGCAAGAACTACCCTAACATTGCCGCCAAACTCAACAACCGAAGAAATTACCTGTGTCTTTTCAACAAACACTTGATATGCGGTCAGCGATGAGAACGGAACTGCAAGATCAAATTGCGAAGTAAGTGCATTTACTCTTCGAATTTCAGTGGTCCAATATCTGTCTTCTAATATATTGATATCATCAAGAATCAAATAGCGTGTACCTTGTGGTATATTGGCTCTACTGCCAAAAGTTGTAATAGGATTAAATTTATATGGATCAACAATTGCAGTAATTGCACCTAAAGAGTTAGTGGGTATTGTGTCAGGGTCAATAGTAACAACAATAAATGATGGATCTATTTCATTAACTGTAAAAGTTCCGCCTAATTCATTGCCGCTGGGTTGTCTAAAAAATATCTGGCTGATGCCTGGCTGATAGCCGCCATACAGTTCAAGCACCTTGTGCCAATCAATTCTATAACTTTGTTTGGCAGGTGCAGCAAGACCTAATTCAGTCACTGCTTCATTGGCGTCCAGAACTTCGACATTATAGTCATGCGGCTGACCGTTGTTGGCATTGAGTAGTATTACCCCAAAGTTGCCCGGAGTTGATGTGGCCTGTGCATTTGGATCATTAAACAATATGTTAGACAAGTCTTTAACATCGCCCTGCTCACCAAAAATATTCATAATAATATTTTTAACAACGCCAAGTTTCTTAACTTTGGTGGGCGGACTGATCCAAATTGGCATTTCAAAATCTAATGAACATATGTCAATGTCATCAGCTGATCCAACTGGGATCGATCTGCTGGTAAAGGTTGTGCCAGTTAAGTCAACTACACTTAGGCTGGTCCAGTCAATATAGTTGTCAGTGGTTTGTATTTCTAAACTGGGATTAAACAACATTAGGATCTGTTCCATGACCTGTAACTTTTGATCAGTGTTACTGGTCCAGATATCTGCCTTCATGGTCAACTTATACGGGGTAGGCATTAGACGCTCAACTGTATAACCGCCACCTTGATAATTCTCGTACTCAATGTTGCCCGCAGCAGTGGTATAGGCACGTTCTCTAATGTTTAACTTGCTGACAAAACTGCTGTCGCTGAGTCTGTCACGAGCAATCTCAATGCCAGTGATGTAACAGGCAATACGGGGCACACTGGGCATTTTGTTTTCGCTGTTTTCTTTAATGATGCTGGCAACTTGTTTGGTCATGTCGCCGTACATTACTGGAATTTGTCTCAGTGTGCCGTCACCTGATTGAGTCTTAAACCCAATAAAGATACGCATGAACTGTGTTACATATCGTCGTATCTGACCGTCATAAAAGAACTGACTCATTATTCATCCGCCTTTGGTCTAAGAGCCTTGCTAAGACTTTGTCTTTCTTTAATAATATGCCCGTTGATATTATCGGTCGCTGTATTATTAACAAACGTATTTTTCTGTGTAAGACGAACACCGTTAGCTGTGGTTATGCCAGCAGCAGCATCGTCTGATCCAATGTTACTCATGGTCATTCTAACATTATCTTCATACTTGATCCAACGCTTGCCTGAATAACGGAACAATCTATTTGGAAAGAAATCAGTACGCAGACAAAATTGTCCTTCTAACGGATTGCCTGACGGGAAAGTTGTACCGCTGGTAAATGGAGTACCGTTTGGAGCAACACCATCACCAATAAGATATGTACTATCGTATCCGTCTTGTGATGGCGTCTGTAACACTGTTGATGCATCCACAGTTGTTGCTTGGCCGTCTATGCCGCTGATAGTAAATGTACTGGCATCAATTGTTTCAGCATCGGCAGTGATTAATGCTGGCTGACCGGTGGAATCAACTGCTAGAGTAAAGAATTTAGTAACGTCAAATCCGCTCTTTGGAACATCTGCCTCTGCTTGATTTAACACTGCCTGCGTGATTGCCAACTCTTTCTTATAGGTACTGACAATGTCACGTAGACTATTGGCCAGTGTATAATAGGTTGTATTAGGCGGTGAAATGTTTGTTGCCTGTGCAATGACATTGTAATACAGTCCATTAGCCCCCTTGACGACATCGCCTGGATAGTATGTGGTATTTTCTGTCCACGTGCCGCGATCATTGGCAGTGTCGGCAGCAGCATCAAGAATCTGTTTGAACTCTTGACTGTCAACCATGGGCGTACACTTGGCACGATATAGATGTGGATACCAAGTTGCTGAAAATCCTTCACTGGCCCTGTTTACTTCTTGTACAACATAAAAGCGTTTCAGTGCAAATGTCAAATCGTTAAGAGCATATTCGTCTTTCAAATGCGGCAGTTCAACCACATCACCCGCCATGATCTTACGACCAAGTTTTTCCACAGTATCGTTAATGTGAAAACTGATAAACACTGTATCGTTTTGTAGGAATAAACCAAACTGACTTAGATTAAAATCAGTATCTTGCACATTGTACACTCCACGCAACTGGTAGATGTTTGTATCATAGGTGCGATCCCTATTTTCCAAGAAGAGTAAATCCTGAATATTTGACGGATTCAACGCATTGTATTGTGGAATTGTGGGACTTGAAGCGCCAGCAGCAGGAGCACCTGAACCTAAATACTTGTGAACAAACACATCAGTGCCACCAACTTGGAACATTGACCAAACGGTTTTATCGATGAATTTGTAATTATTGCCCTTTTCGGGCCTATAAAGAGAGAGTCTTGGCATAGTCATATATTTATAAATACTAGCATGAGCCAAATAGATCCATCAAAACAAAGTGTTTATGACTACTGCAAAACTATGCTAGGCGATGGCATGATCGATGTAGAGTTAGATCCTAAACATTACGAAACAGCACTTAGCCGTGCTCTTGCAGTATTCCGTCAGCGTAGCGATAACGCTGTAGAAGAAAGCTATGCGTTCTTAACACTAAAAGTAGATCAGAACGAATACCTCTTGCCTAAAGAAATTCAACAGGTGCGTCAGGTGTTTCGACGCTCAATTGGTTCACGGTCAGCTGGCGGCAATGGCGGTACGGTTTTCGAACCGTTTAACCTAGCCTACACCAATACCTATTTGCTATCGTCGACAAATATGGGCGGCTTGTTAACATACGAATTGTTTGCACAGTACCAAGAACTAGTGGGCAAAATGTTTGGATCATTTATCAACTTCACTTGGAATCCTCAAAACAAAAAGTTAGTAATACAACAACGTCCACGTGCAGATGAAGAGATTCTGTTATGGATCTATAACGTAAAACCAGACGCTGCTCTTATCGATGATACCTATTCAGGACAGTGGGTTAAAGACTATTCACTGGCCAATTGCAAGATCATGCTAGGACAAGCACGTGAATTGTTCAGTCAAATTGCTGGCCCACAAGGCGGAACCAGTTTAAATGGCGCAGCAATGAAAGCTGAAGGGCAAGCAGACATTGATCGACTAACATTAGAATTAACAACATTAGTATCCGGTGGTATTGGATACAGTTTCATTGTTGGATAAAATAGTTTGACTTTTTAATAAAACTGTATTATACTTGTTCTAAAGAGGACAACTATGATCATAGGCGTGTGCGGTTTAATTGGATCGGGAAAGGACACAGTAGCAGATTATCTGCAAAATTTCCACGAGTTCCGTAGAGAAAGTTTTGCATCAACTCTTAAAGATGCAGTGGCAGCGGTGTTTGGCTGGGATCGAGTCATGCTAGAAGGCCGTACCAAAGAAGCCCGTGAGTGGCGTGAACAGGTGGATTCTTGGTGGGCAGTTCGATTAAACATGCCCGATCTAACTCCTAGATTAATGCTACAGCTATGGGGCACAGAAGTGTGTCGCAGAGGGTTTCATGATGACATCTGGATTGCCTCATTAGAAAACAAACTCCGTGCCAGTAAAGATCATGTGGTCATTAGTGACTGCCGTTTTCCTAATGAGATTAAAGCTATCAAAGCACAGGGTGGCAAAATTCTATGGGTACAGCGTGGCGTTATTCCTCATTGGTATGACATTGCCTGTAAAGCAAACAAGGGTGACTCTAAGGCTATTCAGTGGTTAGCTGATGAAGGTATCCACGCTAGCGAAACAGCCTGGGCCGGCACGGCATTTGATCATACTATTAACAACAACGGTACAATTGATGCTCTGTACAATACAGTTAAAAGTCTGGTAATAGATCTCCCTGTCTCCACTTAACACCTTCCTTTTGCAGTATGCGTTGACAATTGGCGCATACTGTTTTTAAGTTACTGTGTCTACAGTTGTTAAGATTTCCGTCTATAAACAGTACGTTAAATTGCTCAG